CCTTACCTGCACGATTTAGTCCTACTTTCTGTGCCTCCTCTGATGTCCTGCGCGCCGCTTCATCCGATGGATTAACGGCCAGAGACTTGCGCGGCTCATCAAGCGACAGCGTCGCGGCTGACCCCTCGTCGATGTCGATCTCGACCATCTCAAAGCCGTACCTGACCCCATCCTCGCCGTCCTTTTGCTTACTGATGGTGACCACACCCCGCGGCTGGTCGTCAAAGCGCAGCAGCTCCAGCTCGGTGTCCACGGCCCCAAGCAGCGATGAATGTCCCCGCAGCCCTTTGGCCTGGTCCTTACCTGAGTGGTGGATCACTAGCAGCGCGGCCTCGAAGACTTGCTGCAGGTGCCCGCATGACGTGATGAAGGCGCCCATATCCTCGGAGCTGTTCTCGTTGCCCCCGCCGAAGGCCCGGGCGAGCGTATCGATGACGATAAGGTCAATCTTTAGCTGGCGTGTTTCTGACAACTCGGCCACCGCCAGCATGAGCGAGTTGATGTCCTCGGTGCTGGATCTGAGGTTTATCTGGTGTCTGAGGATGTAGATCGGGATACCTGCATTGATCTCGTGGTGGATGCGGCACGCTTTGATGCGCGCCCCGATGCCGCCGTGGCCTTCGCCGGCGATGTAGACCACGGCCCCGTTCTCGGACGGCGTCGCCGCTTGGCCCATCCACGGCGCTGCGCGCGCGATTGATGCGGCCAGATCCAGCGCAATGAACGATTTGAACGATCCTGGCGGGCCGTACAGCGCGACAAAGCCGCGGCGAGGTATGACCCGCTCAATCAGCCACTCGACCGGCTCGTCCTTGATCTCATCCCATGCCTCGAGCGTGAGGTTCTTGCGTTGCGGTGCTGCCGCGGCGGCTTGCTCATCCGTCGCGTTCGATTGTTTCACCAATTGTTTCTCGTTGGCGTCATTGGCTGTCGGCTCCGGCGGCTTCTCGCGTAGCCGCTCAGGCGCTTGGACCTCTGTCTCCGAGGTGACCGGCGCCTGCGCCTTCACCAGATCGGCTAGGTCCTGGCGCGTCTTGCCTTGGCTGTAGATCCACTCGTAGGCATCGTCGCCCTGTTCCTCGCCGCCCAGGTCCACAACGCGGATTGACTTGGCCACGGGCAGCAGCTTTGCCGCGGCTTTCTTGGCGTACTTCCAGCCTGGCGTGTCGTTATCGGGCAGGATCACGACGTTGGCGCCGGCAAAGTATTCCGTGATGGCGTCGGGCCAGGTGCCTGATCCTGCGTGGCTGGACGTGGCGACGCTGCCGAGGCTGATGATTGCGTCGGCCGCCTTCTCGCCTTCCGTCAGGTAGACGTAGCGGCCTTTACTGATTGCATCGCGCAGCTCTGGCAGCTTGTACGGCACGATGCGGGCATCGCCCAGCGTGGCGTGCCGCCGCCCTGCCTCGTCCACCTTGATCAGCTTGTAGTCCTTGCCCTTGGCGTCCGCGGTGCGAAATCGTTGCTTGATGAAAAGCGTCACACCTTCCTCGTCGCTGTAGTGCCACTCCTGCTCGAGCTGCCTGGTGATGGGCTTGATCAGCGCCAGAGGTTCGTTACGCGGCTCAAGTTCCGGCAGGAAACCGCGTTCTCTCATGGTTGAGAACACGCTGCCTTGATCACACCCGCCGTGACAGTGGAATAGCGCCTTGCCGTCCGGGCCTTCGCTAATCGACAGTGACGGGTTCTTATCGCCGTTGCCTCTGCCGTGGCCCGGTACCGGGCAGCTTGCCAACCATTGACCGTTTACCTTCTTCGCGTTGCCTAATTGCTTTGCGATTTCTTCGGCTTGCATTTATGCCTCGAGTTCATTGATTCGTTTGCCGATCCACGCCATGACGGGCACGGCCATAGAGTTACCGAGCGCCTTGTAGCGCGGCCCGTCGGGGCAGTCTTCAATGGGTTTCTTGCGCCACGGAATAGCGGTGTAGTTGTCGGGGAAGCCTTGCAATCGCTCGCACTCTGTGGGTGTTAGGCGGCGTACTTGCATGGCGTTTGGGATAAGAAAAGATGGGTCGCCTTGGCGATGCTGATGCCCCGCGCATCCATGATGGCCTACTGTTAAGGAGCCAGTAACAGCAGCCACCGCCGCCGTCGCGTTCTCATTGGCCCCGATGCTGTGGCACACCTCGGTGCTGCTGATCGGGTCTTGCGTGGGGTGGAAGGCGACGGCTTGTGGCTGGCCTCGACTGTCCATGCAGTAGGCAGAACCATCCATCAGATACTCCTTGCCCTGCGGCCCGGACTCCGGGGCGCGGCCTATGCAATGACGGTGGATGCTTATGGGATCTTGTTTGGGGTGGAAGGCAACTGGAACACCTATGACATGGCTGGGCCTGCTTGGGCGATCCTCACCTTCAGCCCTGAGCGTTCCGGCAATATCGTCTTGCATCCAGTATCCCTGTCCAGACTCGCGCATAGCGACCGGCACCAGCGGCGTGCCCCGCCCCGTGCCGTCCTCGCTGGCATCAAATCCCTCACCGCGCAGGGAATGCGTAACCACCGGCGTCTGCCCCTCATCCACCGTTGAGTTGATGCCCTTGTGCATCCTCGCGGTCAGGGTGTTGGCAATAGGGTAAGGCTGCAAACTCTCCACGCTGTCTATATCTCTGCCTGGCCCGTTTGAGCCACCGCCGTTAGAGCAGCCTGCAATTGTTGGGGCAACTCTTTCCCCCGCTTTTCTGCTCGGCGCAGAATCCCGGCGCAGGCTTTCGCGCTCAAAAAGAACCTTTGCGGCAGGACGCCAGTCTCCAAGATGTCCGACAACGAACACACGACGGCGTCGCTGGGCCACTCCGAAGTACTGAGCGTCAAGCACTCTGTACGCGAACCCATACCCGAGTTCTGCCACCGCCCCGAGGAAGGAACCAAAGTCCCGTCCACCTCCTGAACTGAGGACACCCGGCACGTTTTCCCATACGAACCATCGCGGCTTAAGGTGGTCAAGAATTCCGCAATAGACGAGTGCGAGGTTTCCTCGCGGATCGGCAAGTCCTTTTCGCAGGCCGGCAACGGAAAAAGACTGGCAAGGGGTCCCACCGACCAGAAGGTCAACTGATCCTGATTCAATGCTCCACTCCTTAAATTTGGTCATGTCTCCGACGTTCGGAACGTCAGGGTAATGGTGAGCCAGCACCGCCGAAGGGAACGGCTCGATCTCTGAGTACGCCGCCGCTTGCCATCCAAGCGGGTGCCAGGCAACTGTTGCGGCTTCAATTCCGCTGCAAACAGATAAATATTTCATGTCAGTTTTTATTGAGACAAAAAACCGGGACCGTGATGGCCCCGGTCTGTTTACCGACGAGCGTTAAAACATCTCGTCTTCAGCCGCCGCTGGCGCTACCGCCCGAGCCGTGGCCCTAGCGGGCGCCGGCGCTGCAGCAGGTGCAGGCGCAGGTGCAGGTGCCGGTGCCTCATACTCCTCGGCCTCGCTGGGCGCTCCCATGCCAGCAGGACGGTCGATCCACGACGTGATGACAAACTGCGGGATACGCGTGGTGCCCTTGCCAATCTTCTCCATGCGGCTGCCCTTGTACTCCACCACGGGCAGCTTGCCCGCGTTGGCCTCGCGCTGCGCGGCGCAGGCGGTGTACAGGCTTTCCAGTCCCATGTTGGGACCGACGCCGTTGGAAGACCACGACGCGGTACCGATCTCCTTGTTGTAGAAGGTGACCTCAAAGCCGCGCTTGTGCTCAGGCGTAGGCTGCGCACCCTTGCGGCCCAGCTCGCTGTCGGGTTGCCAGTCACGCACACCAGCACCGAGAAGGAGCCAGCCGGTCTTCACGTTGTCGATGTCGAACACCACTTTTTTGATCTCGACCTCGACGCCGTCGCTGTTGGTCCAGGCGTTAGCTTGAGGAGAGAAGCGCAGGAAATTGGAGTTACCCCCACCAGATGACAGATTCAGCATTTTTGCTTTTCGCTTTCAGAAGTTTCAGAGTTGACCCGTACGGGACGGGCATTATTGACGCAGGCTTGCGTCCCTTGCAATGGTGACCCCTGAGCTTTCCTTAACGGTTAAGTCCTCAAGAATCCCCCTTTGCTCCTTTGCTAACAGCTTTTCCACAGCCGCCGGCGAAATAAATTCAGTTATGTACAGCTTGTCCACAGGCACACCTGCGTCGATGAGCGCGTCCTTAGCCGCCGCCTCGCTCGCCCACTTGCGCGTGGCTCGCTTGGGCGCGAGCTGCCACCCCGGCAGCGTGCCCCCGTCCTTCATGCGCTCGAGGGCGTGCTTACGAAGTGCGTCCACGAAGGCCTCGACGATGGGTGCGCGGTCTAAGAGGTCGCTGATCTGCTCGTCAGACAGGCGCACCATGACGTCCTTGATCTGATCCTTATTCATCGCGGTGACGTTAGGCTGCGCCTCGATGACGGCGAGAGCCTCGCGCTGCGCTGGGCAGATCAGCTTTGCCGGGCAGTACTGGCACGCCTTCTCGGTGGGCGTGGGCTTCCTATCCGCGTCCAGCGCCTTCGTGATGGCGGGCCGCAGCACTTCGTCATCCCAGTCGTAGAGATCGGCCAGCGTCATGCGGTGGATGCGCGTTGCGCCGGTGCGCGGCTGCACGATCTGCAGCTCGATCTGGCGGACCTTGTTTGCCAGGTTCAGCGTCCTGATGGCCGACAGCGCGTAGATCTTCAGTTGCTCGCTGTCCTCATCGACGTACCCGCTGCCCGTCTTCAGATCGGCGATAACGAGCGTGTCCTGCCCGACGCCGATCACGTCCGCGGTGCCGCGCAGCACGACGTCGTCGTTATTGACGTAGGAAACCTTCTCCTCGACGCGCACGTTGCCATCGCCGACGAACTCCTCGATCTGCTTAATGTTGTCGATGTGTGCCTGCGCCATGTCGCAATGCCACTGCGCCATCACGACGCCTTCGATGGTCTTGCCAAGGCTGTTGGCGGGATCGTCTTCCGTGAGGTAGCACGTTTCAGCCAGCGCGTGGATGGCGGTGCCCGCCATTGCTGCATCGCCGCTGGGCGTGGGCGGGATGTCCTTGGACAGCAGAGCGCTGGCCGGGCAGGCGATCCAGCGCGAGGCGGCCGAGGGGCGAAGGATTAGGGGTTCGCTCATTGGTCGTAACCCTCTTGACCTGCGTACATCGTCCATTCTTTTGCCTTTTCCAGCATAAATAAACCTTCAGCGCGAGTCATCTTTGAAGACCTGATGAAAAGATCTCCATCGTCGTCGTATGCAATCACCATGACATCGGTCAAGTTTTTTTTCATTGCAGATTGCAGGGCTTGCTCTGCTGTGTAGTTGTTACTCGCCGGCAGCTCTACTACATTTTTATTATTCATTAGCTTTTCACTTTCAAATATTCGCTATGGATGCGGCCGCACAGTTTGCACTCCTGGTGATAAATGCCACCGTAAATCCAAGCCCTTGCGGTCCAGATGTGCCCCGTCTTTTCGCAAAGCCACCATCCCAGCCTTACGTACCAAGTCTGTTCCATGTCAATCCTTTCCTAAAGGTGAAACGTGCGGCTGCGGATACAGTCGTTCTACGTCGTCTTGATACTCGCCAAGCGCTATATGTGCGCTAGCCCACCATTTGCTTACAACCGCAGTCTCTTCACACGACAGCAGTAGGCACTCAAGCTCCAGCGCCAATCGCTTCGCGTGAGACGCAATAGCCTCCTCTTTGCGTAAGCGCTTTAATTCTTCAACGCTGATCGTCGTTGCTCGCTGCGCACTAGGGCAGCCGTCTGCGAATCCGAAGGTCACTGCTTGTTCTCCTTATCTCGCTCGCCGTACACCTCCTGCGACAGGATGTCGTAAGCGATCCTCCGCACCTCATGGCTCACCGCCCAGCCCAGATCCTCGGGGTCCAGCATCCGCTGCAGCAGGCGCGTCTTCCTCACGGAATTGGCGCGCTCTTGCTCGAGGGCTTTGCTCAGGTACAGGATGTGATCGCGCATCGTTTGGCGTTCGTCGTCTTGCATGGGCTGATTCATTTGTCCAGCCCCAGCTTGGCCCACATGGCTTCGCCGCGAGCGTAGAAGTCATCGTCCGGCGTGTTTGAGTTGCGCGTCACCAGCTCAGCCTGGATTTCGTCGGACAGGTCCATCATGCTAGTCAGGTAGATTGCTTTGAGTTTCTCAGGCAAGCGCTTCCAGATCAGCGTGTTCTGCGCCAGGCGCAGGGCTTCTTCATGGTCGATTAGTTTCACTTTGTTTTCTCCTTCGTCTTAGTAAATGGTCTCGGGCAGTTCTCTGGCGGAACCACGACGCACCAGACGGCGCGCATCCAGCGCTGCCCTTGTTGGAAAGCAATCCATCGGTCGATGTAGGCGTCGGGCATCCTGTTCAGTACCCGCGACAGGTGGGTGCGGTCTATCCCCGTTGCGTCTGAGAGCTGGTACACCGTCAGGCCGTCCAGGTTCTCGCGCAGCAGCGAGCGCACCTGGTTGATGCGACTGCCGTGGTTTTTAAACTTCGTCATTTAGAGGGCTTGGCCATTGAGTAAACGGCGAACTTCTTGAACTCGGTCAGGCGCGCCGCGTGGCTGGATTTGCTCAGGCCCGCAATGTGTGAGATGTCGCGGCCGTTGTTGCGCTCGCGCTCAACGTAAGCCGATTGCGAGGCCGACAGCTTGCTGTACTGGTTGATATGTTTATCGACCGCGAAGATCGACGGCCGTTTTTTCTTGTACCAAAGGAATGGCGATTCGGGGTGGCAGTTGCAAGTCATAGGATTATGTAAACGATGAACCAAGGGACGGCGATTGCCGCGGCGACGATGAGCCAGAAACGCAGGTTGTGGAAAAAGTCAGTCACTTTATCCCCTCCTTCAGTTGCACCGCATCCACATAGTACGGGCGCACTTTCTGCCACGCCTTCTCGCGCTCGTCTTTAAACATCTGCGCAGACAGCAGACAGCGCCATGACAGCTCCGCTTCGCCTGCCTCGTGGTGCTCATAGGCTTGCAGCATGATTGCCGTAACGCTATAGGACAGGAACTGGTAATCGGCCAGCAGCTCTAGCTTTTTCGCGTCTTTCATAGCGACCTCCCGCTCGGCGCGGCCGGCCGCTGCGCACAAGGCCAGACGCCCTTGAGCACCTTGTTTATCAGCGCTTCGGCAGTGAGGTGGCGGTCGGCTGGCACGTTGCTCAAGTAGTTGGCCACCATGTCGCGCACCTGCCCCGCGGTGACGTTGCTTGGCGGGCAGAACGTAATGTGCTGCAGTGCGTCCGCAACGCCCATCACGTAGCCCAAGCCGAGCAACTGCTCGCCGGTGCTGCCGTTCAGATGGTTGTGCAACTTGTTGCCGTCCCAGAACTCAGCGTGCGCCGTAGCGCATAGCGCCACGAGCGCAGCGGTGGCGATGGCGCGCTTCACTTGGCCCCCGCAATCTGATCCATCTCCAGCTCTTTAATGCGCTCGCGCAGCTTGTCGATCTCGCGGCCCCAGTGAGCGCGCGCCGTGCGCTCGCCAGCGACCCATCCGGCCATTGCCCCGCGGGTGGCTGCTTGGCGCACGATGCGCACCACATCGTCGGTGGCCAGCATCCCGATGGAGTTAACGGGCGGTGCCATCTCCGCGACGATCTTGTCGATCTCGCCGTTTAGCTTGTCGTGCATTTAGATCACCCCCGTGAGGATTGCGAGGAGGAGGGCGAACAGGATCACGCCGGACAGACCAGTGATCACCTTGTCGGCAATGGTGAACTCGCTGGGCTTCTCATAGATGCCGCCTCGGGCGTAGGGGCCGAAGGCGCTTTCGATAGTGCGATGGAAGCGTCCCGTGTAATTGCTGTGTTGTGTGTTCATTTTGTTCTCCGTTTGCGTTGACGTTCAAAGGGATCTTTACCTGCAGCCACTCTTTTTTTTACAGTCGTCCAAGGCTCATTGAGAACCTCACACCATTCAGCAAGACATCGCGTTACGCCATCAATGGTGTGCAAATGATTCCGCGAAGTGTTTCTCGCTTGCTGTTTATATGTCGCCCATCGAACATTCCCAGGCTCATAATTACCAGCCGAATTGATTCGATCAAGCGTCAACCCGTCAGGCCTTGGCCCAACGTCCTGCATGAACTGCAAAAAAGAAGATCTCCATTCTTCACACACCTTGATTCCCTTTCCACCATAACGCGGGAAGGATGGGTCTTTCTCTTTGTGGCATCGACGAATCATTGCCTGCCACACGTAGTACACCGGCGTATGAGAATGACCATGATTTCTTTGCGACCTCATTTGCGTTCTCCTGGTTGAAGGTGCCCGGCGCTGGGCCGGGCGGGGTGGTTAGGCGGCGACGTTGACGCGCCAGGGGGAACCGATCACTGCATCCACACCGGCCTTTTTCAGGCGGCGGATCACAGCCAGCGCACGGCGGTACGGCAGGATGCGGCACTTGCTGCTGACGTTGCGGCTCACAGCGGAACCAGCGGGGTAGTAGCGCACTTCGTACAGGTTGATGGTCTTGGTCATTTGCGTTTGCTCCGTTTGCGTTGTTGATGAGCGAATCATACAACAATTGACGAACCTGTCAACTACCCTACAATTTAGTCGGGTATTGCCCCGGTAGAATCAATCCCGGAGGTGGTTGTCAGTTACCCGCCTCCCGCTGCGGTGTCTCCCCGCAGTTGCCATCCTTCGGGGCGGGGATCACACCTCGCCCCTTTTTTGTCTGCGTTGACCGCCTAGTCATTACGGCCTTAGAATTCTACGCATGACAACTCACGCACAGCAAGCAATTTTAAGCATCAGGGAAAAGGCGCAGTCCGCCGGCTTTCGCCTCTCGGACGTGTGCCGCGTGGCCGAGATCGACCAGGCCCAGGTGAGCCGCTGGTCCAGTGGGGCCACGGAGCCCCTATACGGGTCCGTGAGGCGCTTGGAAGAGGCGGTTGATGCCCTGATAGCCGCGAGGATGAAATCGCTCTCTGAGGCGATGGATGCCGCGGTGGGCAAGGCGTGAGGGTTCTTGGCATCGACGTGGGGCTGAACGGCGCCATCGCGCTGATTGAAGACGGCAAGCTGCTGCAGGTCCACGATATGCCCACCCTGTCGCTGGAACGGAACAACAAGACCAAGCGCATGGTCAATGCGCATACGCTGCACACAATCATCCGTGACGCTAAGGCGGATGCCGCCTACCTTGAGCGCCTGAACGCGATGCCGGGTCAGGGCGTCACCAGTATGTTTTCGATGGGGCAATCCCTTGGCGTCGTTCTCGGGGTGCTCGCCGCCTGCGAGGTGCCCACCACGACGATCCCGCCGCGCACCTGGCAGAAGGCGCTGGACGTGCCCCAGGGTAAGGACGGCAGCCGCTACCGCGCGGCCCAACTGTTCCCAGACGAGGCCGCACTGTTCTCTCGCGTGAAGGACGACGGCCGCTCCGATGCCGCCCTGATCGCTCTTTATGGTGCGAAGCAGCAATGACCGCTAACCACTGGGGCAGCCTTGATCCGTTCCCGCACCTGGTGCTGGACAACTTCTTCGACGACGAGCTGGCGCACGAGCTGGCCGCAGACTTCCCCGATTACGACAGCCCCGTCTGGCATACCTACGACAACGCCATCGAGGTGAAAAAGACGCTCAACAATTGGCACCACTTCTCGCCGGCGCTGTACAAGTTCTTCACCGACATCAATTCCCGCGAGTGCTATCGCATTTTCGAGCGCCTCACGAACTGCAAGCTGTACCCGGATCACGGCTTGCATGGCGGCGGTCTGCACATCCACGGCGCGGGCGGCCGCTTGAACACGCATCTGGACTACAGCATCCACCCCAAGCTGGGCCTCGAGCGCAGGCTCAATCTGATCGTGTATCTCAATGCCGGGTGGCATAAGTCCTGGGGCGGATCGCTGGGGCTGTGGCGCGATGATGGCGGCAAGCCCGGCGAGCTGGTCAAATCTATCGCGCCGATGTTCAATCGGGCGGTACTTTTTGACACGACGAACGCCTGGCACGGCCTGCCCGAGCCGATCACCTGCCCGCCGGGGCAGCACCGCAAGTCGCTGGCGGTGTACTACCTTTGCGAACCCCGCAAGGGCGCGGCTGAGAGGAGCAGGGCGCTGTTCGCGCCGACCGAGGCCCAGGCTGGCGATGCCGCGGTGATGGAGTTGATTAAGCGCAGGGCGCGTTAGCGGCCGAGGAGGCCTGCAGGCCAATACCCAAATTCATGGATCGAGTCTGCGTTTGTGTACAGCTCTTTAGCTTTTACTTTTTCTGCGATGATTTTGTAATCTTTCCCGAGCACAGATTCGCCGTGTTGTTTTGCGTAATCCTTGCTCAAGGTGACCCAATCGCCTTGATTTATTGATGTGATTTTTGGGTCGTTTGGCACGGCCCTGTACGCCGTCACAATTGCATCAGGTTTATTCCTCACCCTGTTTGCAAGAGAAAACGCTTCTCTGTCAGCAGTCGGATACCCGGTTCCGTAGTAACGGACAGCGTTGCCTGAATACACATCCGCCGGATACATTTGTCCGCCGCCAGTTAGATCATGCAAAGGCGCGCCAAAATCGGGGCCTGGCGCAGTGTGTGAGCCACGATAAGAAAAATCGTCAACCTGTTTTGCAACTGGTTTAATACTCGCGCCCACCGGCAGTCCCTTCGTGGCCCTCACTGCCGCCGCTGCTCCACGGCCAATCGGCACAGCCTCCGGCCCCAGAGTTAGAAGAGCCGCCTCGGCATCTGGATGCAGGCGGGTGGTCATCCCTTTGCCAGTGGTCAGTGGCTCGCCATAAGCCAGACGCTCCACGAGTTGGGGAATGCGAGTCTCCGACAACAGGCCGCCGACGCCGCGCATCTGCTGCGTGCGCCGCGGGTCTTCCATGTAGGCGAGGCCGCCCATCATGGCATCGGCAAGCAATCCCAGAATGGGATTACGCGGTGTGGGGATGATGTAGTCGGCCATGATTAATTTTACCTAAACGCTGCGCTTACTCAACTCCAGCCAGATCAGCCCGACGTTAGCCCAGGCATAGCCCGAGTACACGATCGCCATTGCCGCGTCGCCGCGGAATAGGTAGACCGCCATCGCGCCGGCGTAGCACAGCGTGGGCACCAACACGAACCAGAAGGCGATGCTCACAGCTTGCTCACGTCGATCACCTGGCCGCGAAACTGTATAGCACCTGGTGCTATAGCGTGGACCAACTCCGGCCACAAGAGTCGGCCATTATGGAATGTGAGCACGGCAAATCCGGAACGCCAGTTCGTCGGATTGTCCTCGAGGTAATCCACAAACTGCGGGCCGTTGGTCTCGGCCAGTGTGCCCGTATCCACGCCGTAGCGCTCGCCGTTGTAGTCAGAGAACGGCGTAACTTTGAGCGAGTGCAGGTGGCCCGTGACCACCGTCTTGCCAGCGTTTACGGCGTTGTTATGCGCGGCGTGAACTCCGCCTCTCATTCGGTGCTTGACCACCACGCTCTCAGTAGGCCAGCAAGACCAGCACGGGATCCACGCCGGGAAATGATCCTTAAGGGTAAACCCTCCCACCGCCATGAACTCGGGCACCGTGTTGGCAAGGCGGTTCTCGAAGCGGGCATCGTGGTTGCCTAGCGTCCACACCAGCTTGGCGCCCTTGGCCTCGTCTTCGATCTCGCCCAGGTACATCTCGCAGGCTCGCAGCTCCTGCACCACGCTGGGTTTGCTGTCCCATCCGATACGCGGGTGGCGGCTGATCGCTGCGCCGTCAAAGGCGTCGCCGTTGTTAATCACCACTTTCGGCTTGAGCTGCTTAATGGCCCACAGCAAACCCTTAAAGGCGGTGCTGCGGATGCCGGGCCAGAAGTGCGCATCCGAGAAGACGATCACCGTACCATTTTCGATACCAAGGTGATAGCGCGCTGCGTGGTTCTCTGCCTCTTTCCCGAACGCATTCGTGCGCTTATCGCCAGCGACCAGCACTAGGTTGTATTTCTGCTCAAGCGTGCGGCGGCGCGAATGTACTTTGCGCTCGTTGATGCCGGTAATTTTTGCGATCTTCGAGGCGCTTTTGTGGAGGTTCCACAGCTCGAGAAACTCGTCGTCAGTCAGAACCGTGGCCATCTACGCTCCCTAAAACTCGCTCAAGCACATTAATAACGCGATGCTCTGCGCTCTCCAACTGCTCAGGCGTAGCCTTTGGGTCCTGCGCCACAGCCACCAGCTCGAAAAGAAAGACGTGCAGCGTCTCGTGCAGCGCCGTGTGAGACAGCGAGGTCGGCGTGATCTTCTCGCTGCCGAAGTCGCCCAGGCGATAAATCGCCAGGCGAGCAGGGCTGTCACACTCGACGCAGGCCATCGCGCCACGAGCAGGGCGTGAGCCTCGCTCCATGCGCCAATCCTGCAGGTTCAGCACCTGCTGCCAGTGCCGTACGAAACCGTCGAATTGCTTTGCCTGCTCGTCGTTCGGTTTGTTTGGCATGAAGACCTCGGATTAATCTCCGAGCAGACCCGGCACTGCGGTGCCCGCGGTCGCGGAGTATCCAGTAGCGCGCACTTGCTGCTGCATGGCCCTGCGCCGCAGCTCATCGAGCACGGGCGTCAGGCCAATGAGCGTTTCTTGTTGGCGCGCGAAACTCGGGTCCAGCACGCTACGGGTAAGCTGTTCGGCGACGTTCTCATCCATGCCCTGCATCCGCGGCACCAGTTGGCGCAGCAAGCTGGCGCCACCGCCGAGAATGTCGCCGCGAACCATTTGAGCGCCGGACGAGATAATTTCCGAAGGGGCAGGACCTTGAATCTCGGCGACCTCTTGAGCGATCCTGGTGGTAGGAGAACCGCCTTCGATCATCCCGCGAGTGCGCGCCATAGATTGCTCGCGCTGCAGGTTCTTAATGAAATTCTCGTATTCGCCCGTCGAGTTAAAGATCAGGCCGAAGCGATCTTTCATGTTGCGGTCGTTAAGGAATTTGCTCGCCACATCAGCGGTTTCGCGCATCCCATAGATCTCATCGCGCAGCGTCTGGATCGCGCCAAGGCGATACATCTGCTTTTGCCCTTCGTCCTTAAAGCCGCTAATCTCGCGGCGAATTTCTGCAGGAGACTTGCGCAGAAACTTTTCGCGTCCAGAGGTCAGCGCGTCAAGCAAAGAAGATTCGCCAGAGAAAGTATCTAGCGCCTTACCATAAACAGGAACCTTGTCAGTGATCGCTGAACGAAGCTGCGTGCGCAGGTTGTCAAGGTCACGGAACCTCTCGCCTTCGCCGTTACGCTTCGCAGTTTCTGCCAAGTCCCCGACGTACTTATATGCCTTATCAAGCATATTCATGTCGTTGTCTGGCAGGTCAGCGTACTGAGGAAGGCGACGCGCATTAGCAATTGCTTGCTGGATGTCTTTTGACTTCTTCAGTAGGTTATCAATTGCGAACGATTCGACCTGTCCCGCAGCTCGCGCCTGCTCATAAAAAGGAGATGCCAAATTAGAACGGCGGGTGATGATGTCAGTAGCCACCTCATCCAGATCGCGGGCGCCGACGGCCGTCAGTTCCGTAATGTCCTTGATGATCCGCGGACCTGCAGAGACAGCGCGCTCGGCCAGCATCTGGCGGGCCTCGGTCTCAGCGGACTGCGGGATCGCCATCGCGCCACGAGCCAGACGGCGCATACCTTCGCCGCCAATGTCTGCCAGCGTCTCATCTCGAGCACCAAGGGCGCGAACAGTTTCAGCCTGTCGGGCGGCGAGTTGCTCAGGCGTCATGCCTTCCTGGGCAATCTTGCGAGCTAGGATTTCCTGCGCCTTCCGGGTTGCATCAGTCGCCGCATCTCGTGGCGCAACAACTCCAACAGCTTCGCCGGCCCTACGAACGCCTGTGCCGACCTTTTCTGCGCCAGCCTTAACAACAGTCGTTGCGACAGGCGTAGCGGCGCCAAGAACTCCACCAGTAGCACCGCCAACCGCAGCGCCCATCAGTCGATCACCTGCTCCACCTTCTGCGCCACCAGCGCCAGAAATGGCGCCAGTCGTCCCTCCTGCAACGGTGCCGCGCTTAACTTGAGACAGCAGGCCTGGGATCTTGGCGGCTTGCTGCCCGACTCGCGCGCCAGTGGCAACAGCAGACGTGCCACCAGTGAAAGGAGCAGCGACAAGCCCGGCAACAGTCGGGGCCAACCCACCAAGCGCCTCACCGACAAAAGCGCGGCCAGGATATGCTTCTTCGTATTGCTTGATGCCTTCACGGACTCGCGCAAGTTCCTGCTCGTATCGCGGGCCAGACACAGCACCGGCGCGCATTGCAGCTTCAGCCTCATCCGCGAAGTTGAACGACAGACCTTGCAAAACAGAACGGCCAAAGCCAGCCTTAACAGGAGGTCCAGCCAGCTTAGAGACGCGCTGTACTGCTTGCTCGTAACGCGTTGGCGTATACCCCTCGCTCTTCAGGTACTCAGTAAGAACCTCACCCGATTGACCTTGAGCCTGCAGCCGGCGAATGTTTTCTTGGATTCGTTCGATGTTCGTCATGTGCGTGAACCTTTACTGCGGCCGGGGGATTAAGCCGAACTGCTGGAAAAAGCCAGACCCTGGAGTTGCGCCACCAATAATTTCTTCTGGCTTTTTAACGCGCTTGAACGGGTCAAAGACGATTTTGTCAGGAGCCAACTGATAGCCCTTCGCGATTTCTTTGTAGCGTTCAATGTAATCGTTCGCCAAATCTCTTTGCGAGCCAACAAGATTTCTAGCTTGTTGCAAGAAGTCAGAGCGAACTTTCGAGTCAAGACCTTCGCCGGTCAAAGCCTTGTTGTACATTGCTCGAACGCGTTCAGGTATGCCGCCAGCGTTTGTTGCGGTGGCCTGTTCGCCCTGCATAACAGTAGAGCCAGGGTCAAGGATTTTCATGTATCCATAAACGAGAGAAATATCTCCGGCTGCAGACGGGTTGCTAGCGGCAGCCTCGACTTTAGTGAATGCTTGTGCAAGTTTTACGAAAGGATCCATTGCCTTTGTAAATTCACCGCGCAATGCCTCTTCGTTCTGGAACGCCTTGCCCGTGCCAGGGATAACCGGCTGCAAGCCCGTCGTGGCCGTCGTCGGCCCCGCAGGCGCAGCGGCAGGAGCTGCCGCAGGCGCAGCCACAGCAGCCGGTGCTCTAGCAGGCGCAGCGGGGGAAGGCACGGCTGCAGCAGGAGCCGCGACACCGGGCGCAGCAAGAGGCCTCGGAACGCCGCCTCGCCCACCGCCAAGAACGTAAAAGCCGCCCGTTTCGCCGCCAACAACTGTCGGCGCGAGGCTCTTGGGAAGATTCATTCCAGTCGCGGGGATTGCATTCACGTCCATCAACTGGACACTACCGCCAAGGTTGATCTCTTTAAATTCACGCTTAGGCCCAAATCCCGGGACGGTTTGGAAGGTGCCGTCTTCATATCCTTGCACCAGAACCTGGCGACCAGTAGCCGAATCAGTTCGCACCTCCGGCGCTCCAGTGGGCTTAGAAACAGGCTCGTAATCTTTCGGCAGCGGAATGAATTGCCCGGTCTTCGTTTGCTGAACGTATCCAGTTTTTGTCCTGATGGGGGCGCCAACAATTTCGGGGCGGCTCGGAGCCATGCTCTCGGCCATTTCGTTATAAATCTTTGCGTCCTGGGGTCTATTGTTGGCGGCATATACGCCAGCCAAGCGCCGATAGACGTTTGCCTGCTGTTCTGCCGCGCTCATCTGCGGCCCCGCGGCCGCAGCGCGCGGTTGCCCAATCAGGGCGGCGCGCTCGGTGGTCGGGCCAGCGGCCATGCCAGGCACGGCAAGCGCCTCTTCTGCCGTCACCTCGCCACCCGCAGGCGCGGCACCGCCCGTAAGGATCTTGGCGATGTTGGCCTGCAGATCCCGAGCACGCTTTGCCTCGTCTAGCTTCTGGCGCGTCAGCATCTGCGTCAGCGCAGACTCGGTGCCCTTTTGCATCCCAGCCTGTCCAGCCGTAAAGGCCGAGCCAAGTGCTTGCCCAAGGCTCGTGCGCGTCGTGGACGGCCCCGCGGCCTGGAGCAGTGCTGCAGCGGCCGAGAGGCCCGACTGCCGCTGTATCGCAGCGAGTTGCTCCGGCGTTAGCAGATCCTCGAGGCCAGACAAGCCGCCGCCGAAAGCGCTGCCAAGAAGTCCGCCAATATCGAAAGACGTTGCCATGTTTCCCCCTTACAGCAGACCAGCCAACGCGCCAAGAGCAGCGCCAGGGCCAGCGCCGAAACCGGCCATCTGTCCCAGTTGCGCGCCACCCAAAGCGCCGCCCAGTGCGCCCGCGGCACGGTTCTGATACAGCGGCACCGACTGCGTCATCCCCAGATTCGGCAGGTTCAGGCTCAGACCAGCCTGAGAGATGCCAAGGCGCTCGAGGCCCAGGCCGCGCAATGCATCCAGTTGCTGCTGCGTAAACGCCTGGCGGGCACCGCCCAGACCCATAACGTCCATCGCGCCCTGGCGGCCAATGCTGCGCGCCTGCTGCGCAAGCTGCGCCGCTTGGCCGAAGCCTTGCTGGCGCAGGTTCGCGGCAGTCGTGGCCGCCTGGCGCAAAGCGGCCGCATTGGTCAGCGACTGCTGCACGCCCTGACGGGAGCCGCCAAAGGCACGAGCGGCCGTGGCGCGCTGCGCTTCGGCCATTTGCCCCATGCGTCGCTGGTCCTCAATATCTCGTAAAGTATTCTGTACAACTTGCTGCTCGTAAGGATTTTGGAACGCGGTGATCTCTTCGCCCGTGAAGGGCGTGAGGCCGAGGTTCGTGAGCTGCGCCTCGCCAGCCTGATACAGCGGATTAAATCCAGCGAACTCGCGCGCCGGCAGTGCTGCCGCGACGTTGCGCGCTTGCTGCAGGTTCTGCAGATACGCGGCTTTAACTTCCGGGTCGATCTCGGTTTTGGTGGTTTGAGTGCCGCCGCTGCTTCTAGACATTTTGAACGCTCCTGTCCTGATTCATCTTACCAATGGCTCGGCAAACCTTAAGGCCGTTCTTCATCAAGAAGCGACCGAACCATCCGCTTTCAACCTTCACGCCCATCTCTTGCGCCATCGCCTTGGACCAAGGCGTCGCAATATGGTACGCCGCGAAGACAACGAATTTGCCAAACAAGTCGTCGCGGCCCATCCAGCGCACGACGTGCTGCGCCCAGCAGGCGTATCCCTGATATGTCTCGGGACTTTCGCTGACCAGCATCGCGCCGAAGGCTTGGTCCGCTTCGTAGATCTCGGTGGGCATCTTGCCCAGCTCGTGCAGCTTGGTGCAGATGATTTTCCCGCCGCCGCCACCGCCACCACCGCCATCACCGCCTGATGGTCCTGCATCTGAGTTCCCGCCGATAGAACCGCCATCGCTAAAGCCCTCGGAAAGGCCAGCAATGCCAGAAGCATCGCCGCCAGCCGTTCCGCCATCGCTGAACCCGGTGGCCAACCCTGCAATGCCGCTTTCGCCCGTCGTGGCCGCAGCAGCAGCCGAGGCGCCAATCGCGGCGGCTTCCGACGGGCTAGCTCCGCTAATGGCAGCATTGGCCGCCGCCTGGCTGGCAGCGCCTATGGCGGCATCAGATAGGCCAGCAGCAGAGGCCGCAGCCGCGGCAGCGGAGGCAGCGGATGCAGCGGCGCCGCCTGTGCCACTAGGTCCGGCCGTGGCGGTGATGCCGTCAGGAGCATTTACGCCCATCGTGTCGGACAAGGACTGAGAAAGCGCTTGTGCGGCCTGGGCTGCCGATTGATTTCCAATCATGCCAATCAAGCCAAGAGGAAGGCCTGTTACCAAACCGGCTAGTCCCAGAGCAATTGAGTTCGGAACGCTAAGGCTATTGGGCGAGACAACGCCTTCAGGGGACAAGGACAAACCACCGAACCCTGTGCTTACGCTGCCATTAGCGGAAACACCGCTACTGCCAAACCCACCAAAGCCGCCGAAGCCGCCGCTAGTTGGCGATGACCCGATAAGTCCGCCATCGCTTGCGCTGTCTGCGGCGCCAGCGAACAGGCCGGTATCACCAAGAAGGCCAGCGTTGTAGCCAAGGCCGGGCGGCATTGAATACAGCATCGGGTTGTAGCCGCCAGTAACGCCAGCGACGGGTGCGCTGTAATACGGCAGTTCCGTCTGGAATTGCCGCATCAACTGCGAATAAATGTCGTCTTCGCCGGTGTAGTACGGTAGTCGTGTTGCCACTTCAAAGCTCCTTGCTCACTACAAACCACTGGGGCCTGTAGCCTTCTTCCTTCATAAAGGTTCGTTCCCAGCCTCTGCGGCCCGAGAACGTTGACCTGCTGCAACCATGACGCTTTGCCCAAGCCTCGACGTATGGTCGCATGACTTTGAGTTCATCGAGGTCGCCGCCGGCCAGAAAGCAATGAAGCTCTTTCAGTCGCGGATAGACAATGATCTCGGTAATTGCCGCGGAGTTCGGAGCCGGCCAGAACTGAAACCGCCCGTCTCGCACACCCTCCGCAATATCCTCAATTCCGTGTGTCCCTCCAGAGTATTCTAATGCCGCCTCTAGGTATTTGGCGCATCTCTGAAACTCTAGTTCATCCATTAACGGCCACCGGCTGCAATCGCCTCCATCCGAGGCACGCCGACACGCCAATCGTCCAGCACCGCCCCGGTGTAGCGAACCTTGACCTGGCGGCCAGAAAAGCGCACATCGGTGGGCTGCGATGCGGTATACGGGCCGTATGTCGTCTCGGTGGACATCGGGTACTGACGCACCTTAAAGGAGACCTGGACCTCGCCCAGCGTCTGCTCGTCCGGGATCAACTGGCGCACGCTCATCGTCTGATCGCCGTTGCCCAGCTCGACCGGGCCGGACTCGGCAAAAGGCACCGCCGAATCGTAGGCGTAGCCCACCTCGTGCTCGTAGATATATCCGTCAGAAGACACCATAAGTGGGTTAGCGAACACACCGCGGTCGGTTCCGGCAGTACGCGCCAGATCGCCAATAGCCCAATGGTTCTCGCGGTAGTTATATACAACGTAAGAATCATTTTCCGTTGAGGAGGCCGACGGGTAGAACCACCAGATCTCGCCGTACTTGGAATTATTGACCGCGTAGATCTTGCTGGCCTGCGCGTTGTTGATGTCCTGGAAGACGAAATCTGATACGTCGCACGGCAGAGGCTTGACGTATCCGTCATAAATCCAGAAGCCGGAGCGCGACATCCAGACCGCAGCCGTCTCAATCGCCGCCACGGCTTGCGAGGAAATCACCCCGCAGGCCGAGCCGACCTTCTCAAACGAGTACACATAGGGTAAACCCACATAGGTCGCCGTATGTACATCCACGTCAGTAAAGATGATCGACAGGCCGCGAATGCGTTTGCCGCACTTGATGTCGCCCACAGTCGTCAGCTCAAAATCGCCGGCCTGGTTATCCGCCGCCGGCGTCCATACCGTATTGTCTTCCTGATCGCACCAGGCCACCTTACGGGTGTTGCCACCCGCGCCCAGAGCGAAAACGAACCTCTCCGACGTGGTCATTACCGCCTCGTTACCCGTGGGCGCGTTCGTGATCGCAGCGGCCAGGGTGGGCGTGGAAAAACCTAGCTGCCACTCGTAGAGCTTGCCGTCAGAGTTGGAGCAGCCCACCATGTACTCGCCCCAGGTATCCAGGCTCCAGGTGGTGGCCGGTGTAAAGCTGCCGGTATCAGGGCGCGCCACGCCGTAAGCATAGGCGCCGTAAGGGCCATAGCCGTAGCCGACCTTGCTCACGCCGTCCGCTGATCCAGCCGTGAAACCTGTCGGGGTGATATCTTTAAGAGTGCCCGCCTCATTCATGGCGTACAGCTTGGAATGCGTGCCAGCAGCAATCCAGCGGTTCCCAGCGTTGTCGCGCCAGTTCAGAAAGCCGCGGCAGGCGCCAGTCATCTGTGAATTGGAACGCTTGCGCCACCCGCCAACCGGGCGCATGGTGCCCTCGTACCAGCGAACGAGAGAGGCGTCGTAATACCGGCCAGCCGACTGATATTCGGTGCCGTTACGGTAGACGCCTGGCGGGATCTGCAGCTTGATGTAAGGCATGGTCAGGCCGATCTGTTAGAGACAAAAGTAACAGTCATAATGATAGACGGAGTGGCCGGGATTGCGGGCGTCGATCCGCTAGCCGCAACGGCTGGGAATTGCTCGAGCGAGACGCCTGAATCGCTGACCCGCCACATCATCTCGAAATAATCACCCTTATCTAGTTGCAGATAAAAGTTCATCGCCGCGATCAGCCGGCTAGCCGAGCCGGTTGATTTGCGCGCCTTGATGCCGAATTGACTGTTTGAGTCAGCGACGTTGACATCGTTTTTGCGGAACCAGATATCTATCTCTTGGACGTCGTTGGTCGTGTTGATGAACTGCGCACTAAATTGCACGTTATAGACACCATCCTGATCGACCTGAACCCTTGAAGGCAGATCGCCCGTCATGGCGGTGGAGGTGACGGTCTGCGACGCGGAAACCGTGTAAGTGCCGGCGCCGCCGGTTGTGCCCGTCAACTGCGCGACGATCCTCGTGCCGGCCGTGACGCCCGTGCCAGATATCTGCATCGACGGGAAAAGAGCGCCAGCGGAAACCGCCGACACCGTCAGCGTCGTGGTGGCAATAGACCCCGTGAATGATGTAGTCCGGGGGTACAGCGAAATGCCATTGCTGTAGTCGGTCGTATTGAATCGGAAGAAGTACGCGACCGCGGTTGATCCGTCAGACTGGTCCGTCGAATCCTGAAACGCCCCATAAGGCGTGTTGATGTACTTGCCGCCACGCGGGCTAAAAAGCGCGGCCATTGAATTAACCAACTTGATAAAGAACGTGCGCAGCGCCCCGTTGCTTTGATCAACAAAGCCGCGGTCGTAGCCTGGCGGCGCCGAGCCGATATCGGGCGGCGCAGGAACTTGAATCTGTTGGTTAAGGTTGGCCATGCCGAATTATCCGACCATCTTCTCGGCGGCGGCACCAACTTCCGCCACCCGCCGGCCCCAGCCCTTGCCGAATGTCTCCCAGGTCGGCAGGCTTTGCATGAACGCTAGGCGCGTCGCCTGGTACTTCTCAACGATCTCGGCAGGCTCCATCGCCGCCACTTTGCCAAGCGTGCCGGCGCCGATTGCCCCGTCGGGCACAGCGCCAACGGTTTGCTGCAGCCACTTGGCGGCACGGCCTGGTCCGCTGTTAATCGCTGCGTCGAAGACGGCGTAATCCACGCCAGTGGGAAGATCGTCGCCGCGTATCTTGTCCCAGTATTTGGTCCTGTACATCGGGCCGACGATCTCAGGCGTCAGCGCACGCATCGCCTTCTCGTCCACCTCGTGGCCGACCCATTCCTCCCAGACGCGTTTGGTCACCCCTAAATTGGTCATGCCGCCCGGATCAAGTTTGTGGTGTACATACCCTCCCTCGTGGTGGAGGATGGCCTTAAGGGCTTCGTCGAAGTTTTCTTTCATTTGATTGCCGGTGCTTTAGACAACATTTCCGTCTTGGCCTGGGAGCCAGCAGACGATCCAAAATAGTAGGCGATGATGCCGGTCCAGGCGGTGCCAAGGCTTCCCAACATCATCAAGATCGGCGGGTTGTCGGATTCAACCGTCCCCATCAGCATCATCACAAGAATGCCAAAGAAACCGACGGTAACAATTGCAGCGAGCAACGGCGGCACGATAGATCTCGTCGTTGCCTGCATCTCGCGGGCAGACTTGCGGTCATCCACCGCCAGCTTCTCGAAGTTCAGGCCCAGCTCGTTAGCCTGCTTCTGAAGCTCGATCTCGGCAAGCTTGACCTGGGCGATCTGGTCGGCCGTGAGTTTGTTGTTAGCGATCAAATCGCCGACCTTCTCCTCGTCAACGCCGATAGCCTTAGATATGGCCGAGACGGCCATCCCTGCTAGTGGGCCTCCCAACGCTGTAGCGATGGTGGGCGCGATCTGTTTGAGCCATTCCATTTACTGTTTACTCCTTGAAAGCATCGTTGCAGCAATTTGCAGAAGCACGCGGTATTGATCCACATCCGGCGGCTCCTCTTTCCAGCCTACCGTAATCTGCCCCACCAGCTTTCCAGGCTCTGGCGGAACGCCTATGCGGCACCCGTAGGTCATACCCTTTTCCATGTACCACAAGCCGATCTCGGACTGCGCCGTCTTGTAGTGGCCGCAAGGAATCTCGCCGGCCATTAGCGCCACGACGTCTCGGTTGTTGTTCACGTTTGAGGTAAACAGTCCAACATCCAGCCCGTCGTGCTCCTTCTCCCTTCCCTGCTTGGTGTACGCCCTGTACAGAACTCGGGTCCCAAACATCGGATTAACCTTGAAGATCGCCACCACCGCGGCATCGGTGTTCTTAAACAAATGCGCCGCTACATCTTCCACCCGATCCTCGGCGATGCTTGGCAGCTTCTTTTGCTCCTTGTAAGCGCCAATCAGAATCGCCTGGTTCTGCCAGACAAAGTACCCCACGAACGCAAAGACCGCCATGAGCAGGATGGCAAATAGCTTGAACGGCGAATCAACGTAGCCTAAAACCTTCTCGATTAAGCTGTTGTGGTTGATCTTCTCGTCGCTCACGCCATTGCCTGCCTGATGATGAAGATGATGATGCCGCCGATGAGGATGACAGCGATTGCGCCGCCGATGATCTGAGCCGCCAGCAGACGCTGGGCCATGACGCGGCGCCGCTCAATCTTCGCCGCTCGCTCGGCCTTGGCTCGCTCCTGCTTAATCTTCATGCGCTCTTTGAGCATCATCTCCCACAGCTCAGGGTATCCACCGTAGACGAGTTGGTGCTTTAGAGCTTCTTCGGCCTCGCGCAAAGCATTGGCCTGCATCACGATTTCCATTGCCTTGCCGGTGTCTGACTGGCCCTTCTTGGCCTTGTCATTCGCGGCCTTCTGGACGACATCCTTTGCGTCGAAGAACTTGCCAAATTCGCCCACTAGGCCATTGATGTCCTTGCCGAGCTTTATGGCTTTCTGAATTCCGGCGACGGCGGCCTGCGCGGCCGCGAAAGCGGTGATTGGGTCCATGTCACATCAGCACCCAGATACCCAGCTTGATCAAGCCGATTAGCGATGCGACAAGAAATGCCGCGACGGTAAAGCCAATCAGCCAGTCAAGCATGGGCTACTCCTCTTCGGCTTGCGCCTTTTCTTTAGCTATCTTCAGGTGCTGGTGCTTGTACCAGATGTTTACCGCCAAACCAATGATGGCGATGATCAAGCCGCCGAAAGCCGCGATCTCGTTGGCCGTGAGGCCAAAGTAGACAGCGGCCCCGCTGCCGCCGTATTGCGCGGTGGTGGCAACTTTGGTAATTGCGGTAGGTTCAATGCTCATTTTGGTATTTTTACTTCTGCGAAAACGCAAAGACGTTCACGAACACCGTGCCGTCTTCAAGCGCTTCGGTTTCATGCCATTCACCTCCCACCAGATTAACCGGCTGCGTGTCTTTGGTCATTACCAACTCGCGGCCCGCTTTACGCACGATGCAGCTACCGGCATGGCACATGGTCAAGTGAGAATAAATGTGGTCGTGACGCGGCAGCCCCTCACCCTTATTGGCGTGAAAGATGTTCAACGTGGTGCCGTCTTGGGTGACGGTGAAGCGAGGAGCTGAAGTGATCACAGCGTCTGCGCCCCTTCAACGGTTGGCGCTTGGTCTGGTGCGGCATTGGGGATCGGCTGCGGGCCTTCATCTGGCGCGGGCACATAGTCAGCGATGGGGCCAAAGTCTCCCGCAATGCAGCGGGCGTAAATCTCACGGCCATGCGCGTAGTTGTCGTTGGGAACCGCGCCATAGTTGACAGGGCCAAGCTCTTCAAAGGTGACTACGCACTCAATTGCGGTGTGCTCTCTGTTCCAGCGTAGATCGGTGACGGTGGTGTAGTTCATTTATGCCTCACGAAATGCGTTGAATGAGCGTAGCGTTTGTTTGAGCCTCTGTTATGTTGTCGCAGGCATTAAAGGAACTCGTACGCGCTAAAACGGGGAATAAAACACGCCATGTCCCACTTAAAGCGGTCAAGTTGGTGGTGCTGAATGAATAACCCACATTACCTGATCGAATTCGGTTTGCTCTTCCAACTCCACCACCAACGTTAGTAACTCGAAATTCTTGTCGAGGAAGACTGCTAGTAGCGCCCCCCTCGGTCTGAACAATACTTCCGTTGTTAAAACTAAAAGCCGTTGGGTAATAGCAAGAAGACCCGGCAACAGTGCTTCCCGGGAATATCACGGAAGTGGTATCAACAATTGCCCACATCACTGTACCAATGTCACCCAACGCGGCGGGTGCTCCACCCGCCGTTGCCCATGTTTGATCCCCGCGCAGGAACGTGGAAGAGCTTGCAGTGCCAGATGTCGCCAGCCGTGCAGTGGGAACTGTGCCGGAAGTTAGGTTGGACGCGTTTAAAGCTGTGAGGTTGACCCCACTCGCGGCAGGCAACGTCGCTGGGAATCGAGCATCTGGGACTGTTCCACTAGCAAGATTGCTGGCATTTAAACTTGTCAGTGACGCGCCAGATCCATTTGGCGCGAGAACATCAGTTCCAATCGCCAGACCGAGCGCAGTACGAGCAGCCGATGCAGTAGAGCCACCAGTTCCGCCCCTAGTAATCTTAAGGATCGGGCCGGCATCAAACAGCGCGTCGATGGTGTCCAGATCGGTGTTGATCTTCGTGCCCCAGGTGTCCGTACTGGCGCCGACCTCGGGCTTGGTCAGTAGCAGGTTAGTCGTAGTCGTATCGGCCATTTAGCACCTCATGCGGCGATTTGCCACGTTTCAGAATTTACAGGGATTGGGGTCCAAGACTCGGACGTGTCCGGGATGCTTGTCCATGTTTCAGATGTATCAGATTCTGGCACCCATTTTAGAACAGCATTGACCTCCATGCTAGACACACATGGCAACAATATCGCGCCAGGCTGGATGCGCACGCCATTGATGGATAACGAAGATTCAGCGTTGATCGTTACCGGCTGGTTAACAATGACGCTAGTGCTGACCGTCATGGCCGCCCAGGCGTCGATCTGAATACTGATCAGCGGCACTCGGATAGCCGAAACCGCCATCGCGCTTTCGTCATTGGCAGCAAACGAGGCAATGGCGTACCGTACCGCGGAAATGCTAGCCGCCGACGAGCTGGCCGCCGTAAAGGCTCCAAAAGCATAGCGAATCGGCGCCGCGCTAACGGAGGAAGTCGCAGAGATTGATACCGCTGTTGATAACGTTTTAACTGCGGAAGCCGAGGCGGAAGAAGACGCCGAAACGCTAAACGATGCGCTCTTGGTGATGTTGGCCGCGACAGAGACAGCCGACGCCCCAACACAGGCAAATGCGCTGGAGTAAACACCGGCCGCCTTTATGGCGACCGTTGACGAGGTGGAGACAGTTACGGCTGCGAGTGTTACCCCGTAGGAGTATTTACCCTGGCCGTATGGCCCGGAGCCGTATGCAGCCATTTGCGGATTACGTCAAGGTGACGTCCAGATCGCCGGCCGGGATACGCAGCACGTCGCCGTCGTTGATGGTGCGTGCGGTAGACAACGCAGCCCATGCCAGCATATTGCCGCCGGTGGAGGCGTCGAAAATCGCAGCCCAGCCAATCGAACCCCAGTTGCCGCCAGAGGCTGCAGCGAATTCAATCGCCGCTGCGTTTGTTGCGTTTGTGGGCGACGTGCCGGACACGTTAATCGTGCCGGTTGCGACACGCGCATAGCCGTTGCCAGAGACCTCAGTGCCGCCACCCGTATCGGACGGGGCGGCAGTAAAAAGACCCACATACCAGGCGGTAGGACGGGTGGCGCTGTTGGTGGTCAACAGCCAATTGAGAACCAGGTTCTCGGTGTAGTCGGTAAACGATGACATTTAAAAAACTCCTTTATCCAAAAGTCCTGGCACGCATCATTATGGAGCCGCCAGACGTTGCTCCGCGATCATCTGCAATCTGCAGCTCCTCAAGGCCGCGGGTGTAGATCGCCGCCCAAACCGCCACCCGCGAATCATCCTTAAGGTAAGGCGCGGCCTGCATCAGTGAGCCATAAAGGTACACGTCCGGGGCTTGCGTCAAAAGCCAATTCGTCGCATTGCTACCCGACAACTTGGACAGCTTAGCGTAGTAAATCAGCTCTGCGGTATAGGTGCTATCGGGCACCGGCAGCACCCGGACCTGACCGCCGACAATGCTGAAATACTGGGGTTTGCCCGCAGAAATATAAGTTGTAGATTTAAGACTATCAAGTGCATCGACAGATTCAAACGTAAGCGCCGTTACGGGATTCGTGTTCAGCTTGATCGACTTAGTCTCGAGGAAATCGGCGGGCACCGCGCTGTACTCGGTATCAATCGACGCCGTGGCGCGCACAATCATCTGGCGCGTGCGCAGCGTGCGCTCGATCTGCGCTTCAGCCAGAGCAATAAAGTCCGGGATGACGCTGGTCAGATCGGTGCGGTTAAGCCAGTCGGCCACCGACGCCTTGAGTTCCGTGTACGTTGACAGTGCCATTAGGGCGCCTTTTCCTTCTCTAGATCCTTCACGATCCAGGTGTGCTCGTGCTTGTATTCAAACGTGCCGACGTGGCCGATTTCCTTCGACACATCGTGATCAATCCAGATTTTAAATCCAGCCGCCCGAGCCTTGTTGCAAAAGAAAACGTCTTCGCCAATGTAGCCACGTTTGTCGCTACGCCACGGCGTCTCGTACCACGGCTCGGACAGACCCTTAAAGACGTCAGCCTTAATGAGCATTACGCCCATCCCAACCGAGCCAATCTCCTGCAGCCCCGTGCTCTCAGGCATTGACCAGACCAGCTCGCGGTCGCCGTTTTCTTTGTAGATCTGCGCCGTCGGGCCGGTTGGCATCCTGCGCCTGGCGCAGTTGGCCGCCACGATGTCCAGATCGTGCGCCAACAGACGGCCGATCATGTCCTGCGGGAAACGCATATCCGAATCCACAAACAGCAGGTGCGAGCAGCCTTCGCGCATCGCATCCAGCGACAGCTCGGCGCGCTGGTTAGCGATCAGCGTACCCTCGGAGATCTTCAGCGAAATCGCATCGTTGGTCGTCAGCGTGTGGTGGCACACCATATTGACCAGGTCATAGGTGAACATGGTATGCACCATGTCACGCGCAGGCGTGCAGACAGCTATGTAGTTCGTCTTCATACCTGCCCCGGCCGCACGCGGAAGTGACGATTTTCGGGATCGTTGAGCCAGCGCTTCATGTACGCCTCGTCCTCAAGCTTGCCCTCGGCCTTGAGCTGGTAATACAGACTCAGCGGAATCGACGCCACGCGAGACCATTCGCCCCAGCGTGCGCGCTCATCCACCTGATTAAATTCTTGCTTGTTCTCTTCAATGATCGCGGACACATCTTGCTGCGTCTGGATCGTTGCTTCGTCTTTCTCTTCGTCGTAATGCCACGTCCGGGTAATCCCCAGGTCCTTATTAATGTCGAACAGTTTTGAGTTAGTCATATTAAAGAAGTCGTTAAAAAAGGGACCAGGTTTCCCTGGTCCCTCTTGCTCCGATTAGGAGGTCACCAGGTCTGCGGCCAGACCGTGGGCGTTCTCAGCCAGAACCTTCAGGCCCCACTCGACGATCAGCATACGCTTCTCAGCGTCGCCGGTCTTGGCGAGTTCGACTTGTTGGTAAGGACGCAGAACAACCATCTTTGCGTAATCGGGATCGATCACGAAAGCGTCACGCTCGCGCTGGAAGCGGTTAGGCACGACGTTCACGTTGCCGAAGTCCGACACATAGATGTCAGCCGCGCCAATGATGGTGGCAGGACGAGCGCCGCCGTCAACGTTGAAACGCGAAGAGGCGATACCGGCGAAGCCAGAGACGCGCTGCTTGTTGACCGGGCCGGTCATCAGGATCTTCGGGGTGCCGCCAGCGGTCCAGACCTTCTGAATCACGTTCTTCAGGATGGTCTCGGTGAAGGTGCGAACGGTGCCATCAGTGCGACCCAGCGTGGGCAGGGTCGTGTAGGTGGGGTTCACGCCGTTGGTGGTGTCGAAATCGACGTTGGTCTTGATGAACGCCTGCAGCGAAGCAGTCGTGCGAGCAGCGGTGGTGCTACCAGAGGTAGTGCCAGCGTTGTTCAGCATCGAGAACTCTTGGTCACGCTTCAGCTCGGCCGAGCGCTTGGCGATCTGATACGCGACTTCCGAGCGACGGCCGGCCTTGTTCACCACTTCTTCAGTGTTGGACAGGACGATAGTCTTGCGGGAGATCTGCGCATAGTTCTGCAGACGCACGGTAGCCACCACAGCGTCGAACGACGTGACGTCGTCACCTTCCAGCTGCGAGTTAGCAGCGGCGGCGGCGAGCGTGTCGGTCTGCCACTCATACAGAGTGTTGGTCACGTTCTCGCGACCAATGTTCGACATGAAGGGGGTCTCTTCGGGAGCAATGTTGGTGATAACGTTGCTCAGGTCTTCACGGATACCCTTGGCAGAGTAGGTGGTGAAGGTATTAGTGACGATTGCCATTTTGTTACCTCAATAAAAGTTCAATTGCGGAGGCCGCGTCTTGGACGCGACCAGTCTTTGCGAGACGCTGGGTTGCGCGAGCGCTATCGCTCATTTGAGATACCCGACCTGCTGCACCAGGCTTGGCAGGTTTAGGCCCGTTGTTAACGACGGGTTTGATGCCTTGGCGCTTGGCCTGCATCTGGTCATACAGCGCCGCTTTACGCAGCGCCAAGACCACCCGGTGGTCGTAAATGTTGCCCAACTCTTGAGGTGTGAATCCCATCTTCTGACCGAATTCAACGAGCATAGCTTTCTCAGCTTTAGCCTTCGCGGGATCTTTCCACGCCGGCAAAGCCTCGAGGAGCGCATCAGACTCTTTGGCCTTCACAGCCTGAAACTGCTCCATCTGCTCCTTTTGCGAGATCTCGGCAAGCCGCTGCTGTTCGGCCTGAATAGCTGCAGCCTTTTCCCGGTTCTCTCGCATCACCTCACGCTGGCGAACGTATTCGATGGGGTCCTCGTTGTAGAGGCGATCCCAGTCGATCTTCGGATCGGCAGCGGTCTTTACTTGCTCACTTAACGCACCTAACAACTGAGCATATTGCTCGCGCTCGGCCCGAATCGCCTGCAGTTCAGCTTCGGCAGCTTTACGCGCCTCGGCGACCTGCTGGGTCTTTCGGGTGTAATCCTGGGTCCTTGAATAGCCCTTCTGGAGTTCGTCCAAGGTGACCTCGACTTCCTTACCGTCAACCTTGACGGTGAAAATCTCGGGCTTTGCCTCGTCCTGGGTGTCTTCTTCTAACTCAGGTTGATCAGTAGGAGCTTCTTCGGGGGACCCGTCTTCAATGTCCAGCGATTCATCAACTACTGCCGCGGTCACATCCTCATCTTGAGGTTGTGACTCCTGCGTCTCGCCGCCGTCTTGTTGTCCTTCTTCAGGCAATATTGCTGCGAGTGCTTGGACCGCTTGGTCCATATTCAGGGGGCCAGATGGCGCACTTGCCTGGGGCGTTGGTGCATTCATTGGTTTAATCTTTCCTTATTTCTTTTGAACACGTTCGATAGCGCGCTGCGCTACCTTGCCGTTATCGATCACCTTTGTCAGCTCAGTCTTTAAATTCTCAATCGCTCGCAGCATCGACCAGCATTGCTCGCGCTTTGCCGTCTCCTCTGCTCGCGTTGACTTAAACAGCCAAACCTGATCGTTCTCCAATTTTGTAAGGGCAGCAGCGAGGGTCTCATCCTCCATTAGCTGCTGCGCCTTACGTCCTTTCCTTACTAACTCTTCATCCGTCATTGAGCCATTCCGTTAAGGTTGATGGGTACAGGCATTTGCGGTGCCTGAGCTGCCTGCATCGCAGACTGCACCATTGCCGTCTGCGAACGCATTGCCTCACGGTCCAGATTCTGCGCGGCCATTAGTTCCGCGTTGCTGATCTGGGTGCCGTACTTTAATTCCAATTCGTATTTTTTCAATAGGTAGTCTTGCGCCATCTGGTCGCGGCGGTAATCATCGTCGCGCATCATCTGCTGGCGCTTCAATTCCAACTCAGCCGCTTTCTTCTGGATGTCGGCTTGGATGGACTCGGCCTGCACCTGCGCCAGCACCTCCTCGGGGGTGGGCTTGGGCGGCTCCTGCGGGATCTGAAAGTCCGCCGGGATCTGGTTGAAATACTGCGAGGCATCCTTAAAGCCAGACAGCTCGACCATTTTCTGCAGCGTGCGCGAGTACATCTGCGGCGTCACCAGCGGATTCATCAGCCCGTACTGGTCAACAATCGCCTTTTGCATCTGCGAGATCATCGTGAGGGTCTGCAAACGGTCATTCACGTCGCCGCCACCCAGGCCGATGTTGACCGACACATCCATCGACGCATCCCAGGCGCGCGGGTCAATCTGAACCCACTGATTGCGCAGGCGCACCATGCGCGGCTTGTCCTGGTGCGTGGTCAGCAGGAACAAAATGCCCTTAAAGAGCTTCTTCATGCCCTCGGCCATGATGCGCGCCGTCAGCTCCAGCCGCGACTGCGAAGCGCTGATCGTGGCCGCCACGGCCGCCTTGGTGGAAGACTGCAGCGCGTCGGCATTCAGACCCATCGCGGCCTTGCTCATGCCGGTGCGGTCTTCCTTGACCTGGTCCATGTACTCGAGCATCGAGTAGCCGGCCTGGCCCACGAAGGGCTGCGCCAAAGGCTGCACCATGCCGGGGGCACGCATACGAATGACGGCTCCCGTCTCGTTGTTCAGGACGTCGTCAATGTTGACCTGGCCCTCGACAACCGCGGTGCGCGGGTGGATCGACTGCGCCAGCGAATCCAAAGTGTTACGCAGAACCTGCGACTTGATCTCTTGGATGTCGTGCGTAATGTCAAACACGCTCATCGCCTCAATGGGCGAGGTGTGCGGCTCAGGGTCAAACGGGAAATCGACGAAGGGAATGTAAGACGCCGGCAGGTTGCGAACCATCTTGTACGACGATCCCATGCAGCACAGCTTACGCAGCTCAGGCAGGCCGTCGCCGTCATAGTCCACGCGCACATACGCCTCAACGTACAGCAGCCGGCGCTGCATCGGGTTCATGGAATCATTCGATCCCATTGTGGTGGACAGCGGCTGGCGCGCCAAATATTCGTCGTTAGTGTCCAGATCGGTCGAAGAGATATTCGGCTCAATCTCGTCCATGTCGTAGCCCATCTGCAGCAGCTCGCCGACGGTGAGCATCTGGCGGTGGGCGATGATCCCGGCCTCTTCAAACGAGCGAGCGCGCCGGTCAATGATCAGCTCCTCGGGCGGCACGGCCATGATGCGGATGCGCCCGTCGCGCAGGACGCGCTTGATCTGCACATCGTGCAGCATCGGCATGGGCGGAGGCGCCACACCAGCCTCGGCGGCCTGCATCTGCGCCTCGGCAATCATGGCCTCGGAGATGGCCGGGTCAGGATACGAGACGACAACCTTCACCTCGGCGTCTTCGGCCATCAGCATCTGCACCGTGGCGTCGTCTAGGCCCGAATAATCCTCGATCCGTACCTCGGCGGTCTCTTCCCACCAGTATTTTGCGATGCCGCACTTGCGAACCAATGCGTCCTTAAAGATCGCATAGGACTGCATAAAGCCATTGTTATCGGCAGAAAAGACGTAATTGGCGTAGTCCGTGGCCTGCTGGGCGCCGGACTCGTCCTCCGGCCCGCGGGGGATATACTCGACCACGTTCTCGGACGAGAAGAACACGCGCATCAGGCTAGGCATCATCGCCGAGACCGTGTCGCGCACCTCCATCGCCACCACTTGCGAGCGGCCGTCTTCTTCGTTGCCAAACGGATCGCCCCGGTAGTATTCGGTCCCTTTTGCGCGAATCGGCGAAATGTCCGAATCAATATAGGAAACAGCGTCCGTTAGCTCGCCGTTAAGGATTGATTGCAGCTCGGCGTCGTCCATCGCCTCGGGGGCTGCGACATCCACGGAAATCGGCATTTCGTCTTGATTCATATCCCTACCATTTCACTTTATTGGCCCAGTACGCCGCGCTCATTTTGCCCTTGGCAATGTTCTGCGCGTGCCGAGCCTTAAACGCATCATTGCGCGCAGTGCCCTCGGGCGAACCCTTCACGCCCTGCTGACCAAAGCGCACCAGCTTGACCTCGTCGCCCGATTTTGCCAGCACAGCGTGGGACTTGGTGGCGTGACCTGGCGTGCGCTTGGGCTTGTTATAGCCAGCAAAAACCTCGTTACCGCGTTTTACAGTCATTGCTCCACCCCAAACCAGGCATTCGCATACTCCGGGCGATTGGCCCGGATCCAAGGCACCGCCGCTAGCGTCAGCGCCTGACCATCCATACCCGTGGACTGCGACCCCACATGATGCACATAAGAGCGAGACAGAAAGTGCTTAAAACCCGCCGCCTCGAGGTCCTGACAGTGCACATCATCGGAGTACCAATTTAGCGGCGGAAACTTCACCACCTCCCAAGCAGCCCGCGAGATGTATCCGAATATAGGCGAAATCACCTGCATCGGGGCAATGCAATCCTCCCACGGGAAACGAAAATAGTTCAGATCCTGGTTAAACGGATTGCTGCGAATGTTCTGCATCGGACGCGACGCATCGCAGCGAGCGCACACCCAGCCAATCGGCTCGCCCACTTCCTCCTGCAGCGTCATCACGTCCTCGAGCAAATGCTCGTAACTGGTCGGCGTGAGCACCACGTCATCATTAGCCACCACGACAGCCTTGTGGCCATCGGCAAACGCGGCGTCGATCACGTCGTTGTAATCGGCGCCAAACGAGCGCGCAGGGCCGCGAAGCTGCCGATATACATCGTATTTACGGGCATCTACGGGTGTGCGCAGATACACCTTGGCCGCAGGCGCGTACTCGCGGCAACTAGCCAGCATGACGGGCAAGCACCGCCCGCTCACGCTGGACACGACAATCGCCGGACTCACTTCTTCTTCGCGGTCTTGGCGGCCAGCTTAAAAGACTTCGCCGTCGGCGCGCCAGGCGTGCCGGGTTTGCGCATCTTCTCGCCAGAGCCAGCCTTAATACGTTCACGCTTGGCCGCGATGTTGGCATACAAGCCAGCAGGTTTAGCTTTCATCGTCGCCCTCCATCATGGGTTTACCGTATTCCTCGCTGTCGTCCTCGCCCTCTTCGTACTCGCCTTCTTCGCCCTCGTCCATCGCAATCCAGGCGCGGCAGGTACGCGAGGCGGCGCACTTGAAGTCAAAGATCTCGCAGTAGCCCAAGTCGCCCGCCTTGATGGCCGACCACGGGTCGCCGCTGCCCTCACCCATGCCCTGGGCGATGCACTGCAGCATCTTCGGCTCGCGGTCAAAGGCGGCGCAGTTACCGCAGCGCGACATCTTCGCGGCCTCCACCGGCACATCCCACTCCTTGGCCATCTCACGCCAAAATCCCGTATTGGGCAGCGCCGGATTCTCCGGGCCGTACATCGCCGATTCA